GCTCCGGTTTCCAACTCCAGCGGCCGGCCGAAGATAGCGACGAAGCATAACAGAACGACCAGCCCCAAGGCGACGAAGTGCATCAGCACGAAACCGATCGGCCATTCGGTGAAGACCTCCAGACCCGTCGGGTACTTGTTGTTCCGGTCGGAATCGTAGACGGAGATCCCATAGGGACCGCTTTCGACGAAGGCCGTTTTGCCGGGCGGGCCGCATTGCTCGACCAGCCGGGCCGCCAGCTTGCCCGATGCGTCTGCCGTCTGCCGAATGCTCGACACGTACCCGGCCACAGCGCTAGACGCACTGCGGAACGCATTCGCCGCAGCCATTGCCCCTTTCACCAGTACGGCACCGATGGCAATGTTCTTCAGCGTGTTTACGTCCCTGGCAGTCTTGGCGGCCTGCTTGCCCATCTTGTCCATCGCACCGGCTGCCTGGTTGGCACCAGACACAACGCCACCGGCGCTCATGCTTGCCCGCATCGCCAGTGCTAAAGTCGTTGCCATGTCACTTCTGCAGCTTTGACAGTTCCGCTTCGATCTGATCCGCCGTCATCGGCGGCCGCTCAATCGGCATGAAATCATCTTCCCGTGGCGTCCGGCTTCGTCCGCAATGCGGTGCCAGCGTTGCCGCCACTACTCGAGCTGTCTGCCGCCACTCGCCTCCCAAGGGATTCACAAACCGATGCAATGCCAGCCACTTCTTGTACTCGGCCACGTCCATGCGTTGGCCTAGTTCCCGCAACGTCATTCCGAGATGACCGGCCAGCAGGAGCGGAAACGCATCCAGCGGCCAGTCCACTAGTTTTTTCCTATGTCCTCGATCTCCTTCTCGTCCAAGTCGTTGTGACGCTGGGCAACTTTGAACAGCCGCGCGCCGATCGTGCCGCTGATCTTCTTGAGTTGTTCGCTGGTAAACAGTTCCCTGCCTTCAGCGTCTACCAGGCACTTCGACAAGTAGCGAGTGCGGTAGTCGTCCACGCCTTCGCCTTTGCTGCGGAGGCAGGCCAGCTCCCACGCCTGCAGTTCGCCCAGCGGTAGCGAGCGGATATACACGTCGCACTTCCACTCAGGCACGTGGACCTTGAGTGATTGCGACTGATCAGCGGCCAGAATGTCGTCGGCGAGACTCATGCGTACTCCTGCTAGACATTGACACTGCCGGAGAGTCGGAATACGGCCCGATACTCCTGCAACTCTCCCACACTAGCACTCCAGGCAAATTGCTCAAGAAACGCCACCGAGGCCGAAAGAATTTCAGAACCACCACGCGCGATGCTGAGCGCCTGCGGCGCACCAAACGTGGCACCAGTAAGGTTGCCCTTTGTTCGCATCGTCACGGTCACGGTGCCGGGGTCAATGTCGTGAGGCCGGTAGTCTCGCGCCTTGAGCGTGCTCAGCCGTGAAGTTGTTTCGACGAACTGGGACGACGCACCGTCGATAGACAGTGAAACAACCTCCGCTTGGCTGCTGCCAGCCCACGTGAGTGTTACGCCCTGGGAATCAGTAGCCACGACGATCTCCCGTCGTTACTACGAACTGGGGATAATTTTAAATGTGAGGCTCTGCCGCACCAGTTCGCCAACGGAATATGCAACGTTGGAAGACTGCACGGTAGCGGCGTATGTGAAGGCAGCAAAAGTCGGCGTTCCAGTAGCTCCTGGAACCAAAAGCGTCGTCCCAAGAGCCTCACAGGACAGCTCGTTTTCCGACAGCAACGCAGGCTTTTGAAATAATCGATACGACCCGCTATCCAATCCTAGGTGCGAAGCATCTAGAACGTCTGCGCTAAGGTTGATATTAACGCTCGTGACCGTGAGCGTAGAGCTACCAAAAACAAAATTATTGCCCTGCGAGTCGGTGGCCATGTGGCTCTCCTAGTGTGTCGTGGGCTGTGCCCACCTGTTTTTTACACGGACGGACGGTAATCCTTGCAGTTCAGGGCCGGCGGCCTTTGGCTGCTCGAGCGGCTAGGAATCGTGGCAGTTGCTTCAAAGCGTTCTCGTACGCCTTCAGCATTTCCTTTTCTAGGTTGGCCTTTACTTGGCCCTCGGTCGCCTTCGACGCCTTTTGGATTGGCTGCATCACCGGCATCAATCCACGGTAGGCACCGGCCTTGGTAAACCTCTGCTTGCTGCCGTA